GTTGCGGAAATGCGCACCGAAAGCCAAGATTATTTATTCACAAGGCAATCACGAGGCACGCCTCACAAAACACTTAAAGTCAAAGGCACGAGAATTAGCCTCGCTGAAGTCGTTGAATATCCCAGACCTACTTGGGCTAGATGAGTATAATATCTCTTATTTATTAGAGGACGACGCCTATATGATTGGTAACGACATTACATTGGTTCATGGCGAGTATTGTCGAGCTTCTGGGCAGACACCCAAAGAATACTGGCTCCGCTTAGGCACAAGCGTAATTATGGGGCACACCCATAGACTGACTACTTTTAAGGCACACAGGTCCAAGAAAGGTACTAAGCAAGGCTGGGAAAACGGGTGTCTTTGTACGATGTATCCAGAATACTTGCGGTATCCAGATTGGCAGCAGGGGTGGACAGTAGTACAGACCTGCGGCGATATGGAAGAAGTGCGGCAGATACTAGTTAAAAACGGAGCCTACATGTACAACAACAAACTCTACAAAGTGCCAACTAAGGAGTAAACAAATGTTATTGATTATTTGTGGGAATTCTGGTGTTGGGAAGACCTGGCTTGCTAATCAGCTCCCCTTGGAGAGGATTACCACTACTACCACTAGGGAGCCCCGTGACAGGGAAACAGATTACGAATACGCAAATTCGGATGATTTCATGGCAGCCTCCGGTAGAGGCGAGTTGGTAGCTTGCTCTTATGTGTTTGGTAATTGGTACGGAGTACCTTATTCAGAGGTGGGGGACGGAAAGTCAGTTATTTTAGATGATATTGGGATGACGGTTCTCCGCACTAGTTGCTTAGACGTATTTGGAGAAGACTTAGAAGTAGTATCAGTATTACTCGATTGCGAGTCCAGAGACACTCGCGGCAGGGATGATATACCATTCAGCCCCTGTGAATTTGACTATGTGTTTAAATCAGGTGAGGAGGCCTTAGAGACGCTGACCGCCTTAATTGAGGAGAGCTAAATGAATATTCTTTTTCTAAGTAATGGTTGTGTAGAGACTGCGGCAATTCAAGCCCTCTTTGACAGGGGTGACGAAGCAATCGTTATTGACGATTTTGACGAATCTACTATACCCCTACCGGATATGGATGTAGCTGTTTGTCTGGGGGTAATGCCAGAAACAGTAGATAAGCTAGACTGTCCTATCGTGACTATGGCTATTCCCCCGCTTTACGGGGGCGATGTACACGGAGTAGTGCGAGACATTTGCGAATATGTACTGGATGACCCAGAATACACACCACGCAGTAATAAGATTGTTAGACTAGTTCCGATGAAGGATGTAGTTAGTAATCTTATCCGGCTAATTGACGGCGAGCCCCAAACAGACTTGCCGGAATCTCCTATCTATCTTAGTAAATTAACGGCCTTGGTCCATCGTTTTCGTGCCGCGAGCGACCTCCCCGGTCCTGTGCAGACGACCAGTAACTTTGAGCAGGCAATTCTCGACACCTTCAACATCACACGTGCGGCAAGGGGAGAAGGAGGAGACATTGATTTACAAGAAGCTATTGCTAAGGTAGCCACTCCTGAAGAGGTCTCCGAAGAGATTCACGAGGACTTTGACGATGACTTCGACGAGGATTTCGAGGATGAAGCTGAGTATGACGAGTCTTATGGGGGGTTTTACGAGTGAAATTGATTGCACACTTCGCATGGACTTGGGAGATTGCCTTGGCATTATGGCAACCCTCCCAGATAACTCAGTTGACCTGGTTTTGTGTGACTTACCTTACGGAACTACTAAGTGCAAGTGGGACGTTTTAATTCCTTTTGAGCCGATGTGGGAGCAGATTTGGCGAATAGGTAAGCCCGACGTAGCCGTGTGCTTATTTGGGGCAGAGCCTTTTAGTAGTTCATTGAGAATGTCGCAACTGAAGTGGTTTAAGTATGACTGGGTGTGGGATAAGGTTACTGCCCGTGGGCATTTTAGTCGCCAAGAAGAGGCCAATGGCCCAGCACGAAACTGTCTCCGTTTTCTACAAGAAAGCTGGCAGGTATACCCCGCAGATGGTTGACCGTCCTGTGGACAAGCAGGAAGTCCATAGAGCAACAGATAAAGGGTTCAAGAGGAGTGAGATTGTTGGAGGCAACAACGACGGCCCTAAGTCCGAGATGGTACTAAGGAAAACATGGTATCCCAAGACTATTCAGACCTTCTCAAATGCGGCATTGCCCAATAGGTTACACCCAACCCAAAAACCTGTCCCCTTACTTGAGTATTTGATTAAGACTTACACAAAAGAAAAAGAGACTGTGTTAGACTTCACCGCAGGTAGCTTTTCAACCGGGGTTGCGGCAATGAATTTAAGTCGGAGTTTTATTGGAATCGAATCAGACAAAGATTATTTTAATGCGGGCAAGAAAAGAATAAAGCGAAGAGAGTAAAAACAAACAAATACACTTAACTATAAAATGAGTAAGCTAGAACTTTTAATTCCACCCCACAGACGCCTGCCCATATTCAGAAGATATGTACGGCATGAACCCAGAGGGGCTAGAGCCCGAGGGGGCTTTTGGAGACGACTTTTCATCTTTTACCGGAGCATAGAGCCCGGCTAGAAGCCATTAAGCGGAGACGGATACTCCGTGACTATAATCGAGGAGACGATAATGAGCGAACAAAATGCAGAAGCACTGGCCGCTGACCACCCACTTTCGCAGGCATTAGACGCAGAGGTAGCAAAGTCTATGGAGGGTGTAGCCACACCCGATGAACCTGACGAGCCACTTATTGATACGGTCTACGTTGTGGGGGATGATGACCAAGTTCGTACTTCAGACGAGTTGCTCCTAGATATGATGGAGAATTCCCCATCCGATGAGCGGTGGGCGAAACTTAAAACATCTGAAGGCGACGGCATTCGTGGGGTAAAATCCGTCTCTAAAACAGTGCAAGGTTCCACTCAGTCTGAGAAGGAGCTCTATGCCTGCGGCATTGATATGTATAATGCTGTTCCTCCGCCGTATTCACCGGAGTTTATGCAAAGTATCTTTGATGTTGACCCGACACACTTTAGCTGTGTGGAATCTAAGGTCAGCGACTCTGTTCAGCGAGGATACGTGATTAAACCTAGTCTACCCATTATTCCTTATGGGGAAAAGCCTGAGAAGGGTTCTCCGCCAAGTGTATCCCAAGAGGCAGTGGATAACGAAGTTACTATGATTGAGAACTTCATAGACACTTGTAACGAGCGGATGGGCTTTGTTGGAGTGCTTACGCGAGCTTGCATGGACCACGAGAGCATTGGATGGGCGGCGATTGAGGTAATTCGCGGTAAGGATAAGACAATTAAAAAGATTGCCCATATCCCAGCTAGTAGAATCCGTGTACTAGAGGGATTTAAGGGTTTTGTGGAAATCCAAGAGGGCGGGAAATTCATTTATTACCAGAACTTCGGGGATAAAGTAGTCAAAAAGGATGGCACGCCCATGGAGCCAGGAGATGACCCCCGTCAAGGTGATTGGGCAATGATTAATCGCAAGGATGGAAAAGCCTCCAGCTCTTTCAACCAATCCGCCAATGAGGTATTGTGGATACCGAAACATCACAACGGCTCTATTTATTACGGTAAATCTGACATCGTTCCAGCTATTGGGGACGTGATTGGTAATGTTAATATCCGTGATTATATGCTGCAATTCTTCGAGCATAACACCGTGCCCCGCTATGCGGTCATTGTTAACGGGGCAAAGATGGGTGGAGAAGCCATCAACCAAATTAGGGAGTATTTTCGCAGTTCAGTTAAGGGGCAGGCACACAAGACGCTCCTTATCCCACTCCCCTCTATTAAAGGGGAGGCCTCAATTACCTTTGAGAAGCTGGATGCGGACGAGAAAGAAGGAAGTTTCCAAAATACCAGGAAGAACAACGCCGCCAATATTATGACGGCCCACAGGGTATCTCCTGCGATTATCGGGATTTCTGAGAACTCCGAGCTAGGCTCCGGTAAGGGACTATCACAAGCAGAGATTTACAAGGACCGTATTGTTACACCTCTCCAGGCGCAGTGGGCACGACAGTTAAATCTGATGTTCCAATTGGGGTTAGGTGTGTCAGAAGTTAAGTTGCAGTTTATTCCGCTTGACATTCGGGATAATCAGGCAGAGATGCTTATTTACACCGGGTATTTCGATAGGGGAGTGTTATCTATCAATGAAGTGCGGAAGATGGCTCGTTTGGGCGGCCCTATTCCAGGAGGCGATAGATATTATATCGCCACTACCGGGGGCATTGAGTTTATTGACCAGATGACGGACGCCGAGGGGGCAGAAAAGCAACGGCTAGAGGACGAGATTAATATGCTGAAGGAATCCTCAGCTATTCGAGCCTCTGCCCAATCCGGGGGCGGGAAGATAACAAGACCCCCATCAGCCCATGCCAGGAATGATGGAGACGCATCCTCAAGAGCTAAAGAATAATGACTCAAGTAAGGTTACAACTAGAACGCTCCTATCAGAAGCAGCTACAACGTTTCCTAGCGAAATGGTATGCTTCTTTTGGGAGGGTTCTACGTCCGTACCTTTCAAATCTGCGGCAAGAATCATTAAGAATAAAGAAACTACCTAGAGCTCAGAGGAAGGACGCTACGAACATCGTCCTTTCTGAACTAGACTCTTTTGTAACAGAAATCAAGAAATCCCAAGAATTTTACGATTACCAGGAGTATACTTATGTGTGGTTAGTCCGATTCTACGAGTTAGGGGCTATAGATGCCTCTGCTTCGATAGGCTACCCCGCCACTTCAACTAGGGTGAACAGGGCACTTCAGCGAGTATACGTGGCTAAGGAGGAGAAACGACGTTTCGAGTTGAAAGACGGACTAATCCTGTTTATGTTGCAGGATAGGGCCTATTTTTCTAGTGTTTTGGCGGCAGAGACTATGATAAGAGATGCCAAGAAGCTAATTAGGGATAAGTTCTTTAAATCAGATTCGGCAGTAGAAGAACTAGCTACTGAAATGACTACTACCTTCGACAATATGTCCATTAAGCGGGCAAGAACGATAGTAAGAACAGAATCCCAAGTAGCTATAGGAAATGCCACGCATGATATGTATAAGCGGTCTGGTATCGAGTATCATACTTGGCTATCTGTGGGGGACAAGCAAGTAAGACCCGCCCACAAGGACAATGACGGCACGACGGTTAGGGTAGGAGACCCCTTCCAGTCAGGACAGATACACACTGGAGACGGACCCCTAGCAACGAATTGTCGTTGCAGTACCATGCCTGTTATTATTGATGGGCTATCATTCTGGGGCGGAGGAGCTCTATTACCTGTTATTTAGGAGAACAGATGAGATATAATATTGATGGAGTTAGTAATTTATTGGCTAAATATAACAAAGCTGCCCTAGCTGCCGCTATTTTGCAGTCCGGGAAAAAGCCGCTGTTTTGTAGACGATTTTCCCGCAGACATTTTGAGTGGGTGAATAGGGCGGTTGTTGCGCTGTTAGATGTAACTAAAACAGAGTTGGGCGATTATATTATCCCAGAAGAGGAAACGCTCGATAAGGTTAATGGGCGAAGAAAGCCTACTGGGAGATTACAATCCGTGCAGTTTACGGACGACATCTCCCTAGCTCAATTGCCGGATGGAGGCCTTATGTGGATAACCTCTGGTGATGGGCAGCTAGACCCCACCATTAAAAAAGCCCTCTCAGACCTGGTTCAGGGCGCTAAGTTCTTTCGTGATGTTACTACAACAGACGATTAGTTGGTGTTTTCTCCTGGGGCAGGCCTCTTCCCTGCCCCTAAGCCGCTATTTTTCTAAATTACCCAGATTATCTAGTACCCCCCTCTTGACAAAGCCGTCATTTTGTGTTAGACTAGCAGCTTACGCTACATTCTTTCACATGGAGGTGATATATGGGTACAGAGCTTTGGGTAGCAGATTCCCCGTTTACTTTTAGTCTTACTGATTCCGACAAAAAAGGCCTTGAAGTTCGAGGCTTTGCTTCTGTCGAGATTCCTGATAGGGACAATGAGATTGTCCCACCAGAGGAATTCATATTAGACCGTTACAGACTTGCCCCAATCTTGCAAGTTGACCACAAGTATTGGAAGGATGAAAATGGTAACGATATTTCTGTGGGGCGGGCAAAATACCTTTATGTCGCTCGCATCGAGTCCTCCGACGACCCTGAAACCTGGAACGTCATTGATGAGGATGACGGCGAGTTTATCGACACTTACCCTAAAGCTCTTATCCCTGAACTGAAAAGTGGGGACAGGGGCTTATTTATTATTGCTGAAGTAACAGAACCAGCGGTAATTGAGAGGGTAGAATCTGGGGAACTTAGCACATTCTCTTGGAGAGGCTTATCGCGAGCAGAGGAAAGGCTCAACCCCCTCACTAAAAAGCTCGAAATCGTATTAAAAGACATTGACCTCTACGAAATTTCTCTCGTACATATCCCCGCCAATCCAATGGCCACTTTCATTGCTAGGAAGTCGCTAAGTGCGGTTAAGTTAGATAAATCACGTTTTGAGACCACCTCCCAGGCAGTCACTTACCTGACGGAGCATGGTTTGTCATCGGACAACATCGAGGAGTCCGATAATTTCTTTGTTGCCCTTCAGCGGCCAGAGGCACCACTACCACTCCGAGAGTTGGATGTCTGCAAAGCCGCAACACCGGGGGTATCAATGGTTGTAGGTCCGAAGACGCCTATTACGCAAGTTCTTCCATTATCGGAGGACCAAGTTCTCCTTGATGTTTTATGTAAATTTAATACCATGGAGGTTAATATGAAAACTGATAAAGATACTGAAGTCAGTGAAGATACAGCAAAGAGCCAGGAACCCGTAGAAAACACGGAAGTCACTGAGACTGACGCTGTTTCTAAACAGCTTGAGCTTTTAGGTTCGGCTATTAGCGAAAAGACGTCTACTGGCGTTGTTTCCGCTCTAGCCCCTATGCTTGAAACCCTTACTTCGTCCCTCAAGGACATCGGCGAAGGGCTCAATGCCTTTGTTGCGAAGGTTGTGGAAGAGTTAGAGGAGAAGAAGGAGGAAGAGAAAGAGGCTAAAGTAGAAGAGCCTAAAGAAGAAAAGGAAGCAGTCGAAGCAGTTAAGTCTTCGGACGTCCAAGACGCAATTAAAGAGTCTGAAGAAAAGACCGCTAATCTCCTTAATGAGGCTCTCAAGGGCTTTGCCGAAACTCTAGGCCAAGTGCAGAAGAGTGTTGAAAAGATTGGCGACACTACCCCGGACGCTATTGAGCGTGAAGAGTCCATCAAGGGGGCAGAGGAAAAGAAAGACCTCTGGGCAGGCGCAATCCCAATGGGTTAATTCTCGGGTAATAAGCCTATTTACATTTTTCAATTAAGTTTTTAATGGAGATACAATTATGAGTGATATTTTTAATGGGATTGCAATTCCAAACCTTACGGGTGTCGAAGAACGAGAAAAGTCTGGTTCGGTAATCGGCCCCCAATCTATTCCAAATAGTATGCTGACGCGAGAGCAGTCGGATGCCTTCATCAATAAGATGGTAGACCTCACGACTATTCTCCGTATGGCGCGTATTGTGAAGATGAACCGCCCAACGAAGGAAATCAATAAGCTCGACATCGGGCGTATTGTGACGGAAGGGGCGAACACGACGAGCCGGGCACGAACCCGCATCGTCGATGAGTCGGTCATCCCGCTCACCAGCGTGAAGTACCGCTCGGCATACGACTTCAACCAGGACACCTTTGAGGACAACCTGGAAGGCGAAGCCCTCCGAAATAAGGTTGTTGATATGATGGCCACTCAAGTCGCGAATGACATCGAACTCGCGGCTATTCAGAGTGACTCAACTATCCTCACCGGAGATGCGGCATCAGACGAGAATAACCTTCTTGGTGTTAATGACGGATGGCGTAAAGACCTTCTGGACAATGTTCCCAATGCTCAAATCCTTGAGTGTGGTGGAGCAGCTCCTTCGGAAGACCTTTATTACGACATGATTAATGCTCTTCCTCCACGGTACTCGCGAATGACGAATGACTATAAGTGGCTCGTCCCTATCCGCACGTACAATAAGTGGTGGAAGGATATTGCGGCTCGTCAGACTCAACTCGGTGACGAGATGATTGTCAATGGCGAACTGCCAGGTGCATTCGGCGTTGGTATGGTCAAGGTCACGCAGTTCCCAGAAGACCTCACCTATGGTACGGTTGGTACGGATTCTTCGGACGTATGGCTCACCCCTCCGAGCAACCTGATTTACGCTATCCAGCGTGACATCAAGCTCGAATGGGAGCGAGTACCTCGTACTGACTCGTGGGAAGCCACGGTCCACACGCGAATCGACTTCGCCATCGAAAACCCAGACCTCGTTGTTATGGCAACCGGCCTGAAGATTGATGGAGCCGATTACGTTTCCGGCGCAGCGACTAACCCAACGTAAGAGTTAGAATATGAGTAGTTCCCAAGTACCTGGCATTGTCAGTTTGACCGGCAGTGAACCTGTCGAAAACCTCCCCACCCATTGCGAAGGATTAAATATCTTAGTCGCAATGGGCGGGGGACTTGGGGACGCTCTTATTGCTGTAGGCAGTGTAGCGAAGTATTTTGATGGCGTAGCGATGGTAGACGCGGCAGTGATGAAACACCAATCACCCGTAATAAAACAACTCAAAGGGGTACGAAACGTTTACCAAACACAGGCGGTAAACAACCCCGCATTCCGACGTGAGTACGATGTTTACTTAAACTTCGGCAGGGTATTTAATAACCCTAAAAACCTCCATCAGGAGGATTATTATAAGTTAGTAGGAAATAAAGCAGGCATTGGGGTAGATGTTGGCGAGCTAGAAGGTTTTGACGTAGAACAAGGAAACGAGATATTCCTCCACCCTAGCGCGAGTAACCCCAACAGGCGGTGGACCGAGGAGAAATGGGAAGAGCTGGCGTTTGAGCTTCGAGATAGAGGCTATGCAGTAACCTTCCTTGGCACGAAAGATGAGTTTGGCTTCTCGGCAGAGGGTATTTTGAAGTTGAGTGACGTAGACGAAGACCTGCTATATCAGGTAGCTTGTTTATCGAAGGCGAAATACTTCATTGGTAATGATTCAGGCTTTGCCCACTGTGCGGGATTATTGGGAGTGCCAGGAGCAGTCCTATTTTTCGCCACACGGGCCCAAGACGTTATTTGCCGTTACTCCTCACTCACGGGCATAGAAGTATACGATAAGTTAGGTGT